AAGGCCAATATTTACCCTTCACTACAACACCACAAGATTCTTTAGGCGTATCGTTTAAAGCGTGTTCTTTTGCCTTACATCTGAAGTCTTGCACTTGGGAAGCCTCCAAATGGTAAATCAGTATTGCCTGGAAATTTTGCAACGCAATCTGAATATTTATGTCCACAAGTTGAGTCTGGTCCGGCATAAGTGCATTCAGTCCCTCTGAAGACCCAAGGACAATGTTCTAAAACTTGCCGACGAGGCAGACGTAAGTTTAAAAGGTCCATCTTTGTAGACAATTCAAATTGAACAGCAGTCATATTTTCAGATGCAATCCGATCTATATACCAAATATCATCACCTTCAGCGATTGCCGTAGGATCAGCCGTTGCATTTGTACCGCTTGTAAAATTAACAGCATCTAAGAATTTTTTGAAGGTAGTTATCCTTACGATCTTTGCATTTAATGGATCATAAGAAGCTAGTAAAATAGAAATAGCACTATTAGCATTAGCAATAGTAAAAGTTGGTCTTGGTAATGTTCCTGTTGTTGTACGTTTAAATCCATCCATTTGACAAGGAACAGCAGAATACGTAATAGAATTAAAAATTATATTTCCATAAATTTCATTTGTACCTGCATGATAATAATAGACAGCATCAACACCATTTACAGCAGCGGTTAAATGTAATTGAAACAGCTCTATTACCGCTGAAGGTTCTAGTAATTGAATTTGCTCTTGAACCGAATTAGGTACAGCCGCTGTTGTGAAAGTGTATGCAAAGGTATCGTCTGTATTGGTTTTACTTTCAATTCCTGCATATGATTCCCCACCAGCATTATCAAAAGCTGTTGCATCAATGAGGATGTAATACTGAGTAGACGCTAATAAATCACTACTAGGATTAACAGTGATAGTAGTTGTACCCGTTCCTGTGACTTGTCCGCTAGTTACATCAATAGTCTCTACAATAGAATCATCTGCATATTTATAAATCTCAATATTGCCAGTTTCTCTGTCAACTGCTTCTGAAAAAACAAGAACAAGATTAGAGTTTGTTGCTACATCTTTTGCACCAGTTGCAGGTGTTGAACTTG